TACATTAAAAAGAATGACGAGGTATTGCCATGGAAAGAGTTTAATAAAAACATGGCTATCACAGTAGAATTTAATTTAGAATATTAATGCAACACACCCATTGTTATATTGTACAACCTATAAACGGTAGATACAATAACAAAAAAAATATTGATAACAAAGAACTTATATTAAACGCATCGATAGAAGATCATAAGTTTGTAAATAGAAACGGTACAGTGCTTGCACTACCAATCGTTAATGAAAACGAATATTTACAGATAGGTGATGAAGTTATTGTACATCATAATGTATTTAGAAGATATTACGATGTTAGAGGTAACGAAAAAAATAGTAGTAGCTATTTTGAAGAAGATAAATACTTTTGTTATTACGATCAAATATTTTTATACAAACGAAATGGTAAATGGTATACGCCACCAGGATATTGCTTTGTAAAACCAATACATAGTCAAAATAATTTAGATATTGACAAAGAAGAGCCGCTTACAGGTGTTTTAAAGCACGTAGGAAGCGATTTAAGAGACTTTGGTTTAGATAATGATGATCTAATAGGTTTTACACCAAATAGTGAATATGAGTTCGTTATAGAAGGCGAAAGATTATATAGAGTACCAATTAATTCAATTTCAATTCAATATGAACGTACAAGATTTAAAGAAGAATATAATCCAGTCTGGGTATAAGGCAGTACAAGAGCTTATAAGAGTAGCTGAAGAAGAAATAATTGTTGATGGTGGAGAAGATGAATTGGCTGCTGACAGATTAAAAAATGCCGCTGCTACTAAAAAGCTTGCAATATTTGATGCATTTGAAATACTTACGCGAATTGAAGCTGAAAAAAATTTAATGGAAAACAAACCTGTTGAATCTAAAGAAAGCTTAAAAGGGTTTGCTGAAAGAAGATCTAGATAATGTACGAACAAAGTTTAGTTAAAACCATTACACCTATAAAAGAAAATGTTATTAAAAAAAATAATAGATATAAAAAATGGGAGTATGGCTACAATAAAGAATACGATGTAGTTATTATCAGTAAAAATGGTACAATAGGCGAGGTAATTGAAATACAAAATTTAGCAATTGCATTACCAGCTGTCCCAAAAGAAGTGCAAAACACTGATAATAAATGGGTTGCAGAAGATTACCCTAAGGATTTAAAAAATATTAAAAGTATTTTTGATTGGGAAACCTATTCAAAAGAATTTAAATCTAAATGGCACCCATATATTGATAAAGAATTTACAAGACGTGAAGAAGGACATTGGTTTAAAAATAATAATGTTTCCACTTATATTACTGGTTCTCATTATATGTATTTGCAACACACCAAGATTGATGTTGGAAGACCAGATTTTAGAGAAGCAAATAGATTATTTTTTATATTTTGGGAAGCCTGCAAAGCAGACAAAAGATGTTATGGAATTTGCTACCTCAAAAATAGACGCTCTGGATTTAGCTTTATGGCATCATCAGAAACTACTAACCAAGCGACCATTACATCTGACGCAAGATTTGGTATATTATCAAAATCAGGTGCGGATGCTAAAAAAATGTTTACGGACAAAGTTGTGCCAATCTCAGTTAACTATCCTTTCTTTTTCAAACCTATACAGGATGGGATGGATAGACCAAAATCAGAATTGGCTTATAGGGTACCGGCATCAAAGCTTACAAAAAAGTCGATTACAGAAACGAGTGAAAAACAAATACTTGAAGGGCTTGACACAACAATAGACTGGAAAAATACAGGTGATAACAGTTACGACGGTGAAAAACTAAGATTATTAGTTCACGATGAATCCGGCAAATGGGAAAGACCTGATAATATATTAAATAACTGGAGGGTAACTAAAACAACTCTAAGACTTGGAAGCAGGATTATTGGAAAGTGTATGATGGGATCAACCTCTAATTCTAAAGATAAAGGAGGTAGTAATTTTAAAAAGCTTTATAATGACTCAGATGTTACAAGAAGAAACCGCAATGGCCAAACTAGCTCGGGATTATATTCTTTGTTCATACCTATGGAATGGAACTACGAAGGATACATTAATGCTTTTGGATACCCTGTCTTTGATACTCCAAGAGAACCCGTCATTGGAGTCGATGGAGAGTATATCGATACAGGTGTTATAGACTTTTGGGAAAATGAAGTAGATGGTTTAAAACACGACAGTGATGGTCTTAATGAATATTACCGTCAATTTCCTCGTACTGAGGAGCATGCATTCAGAGATGAAGCGAAAAATAGTATATTTAATTTAGGTAAAATATACGAGCAAATTGATTTTAATGAGGATGCTGTTAGGGACGGTTTAGTTACTAAAGGATCTTTTGCCTGGGAAAATGGTATTAAAGATACAAAAGTACAATTTACACCAAACCCCAATGGAAGGTTTTTAATATCATGGGTACCATCTAAAAACTTGCAAAACAATGTAATAGTAAAGAATGGTATCAAATACCCTGGTAATGAGCATATAGGTGCCTTTGGTTGTGATTCATATGATATTTCAGGTACAACTGATGGACAAGGTTCAAAAGGTTCATTGCACGGTCTAACAATATTTAGCATGGAGGATGCTCCTCCTAATACATTTTTTTTAGAATATGTAGCGCGACCTCAAACAGCTGAAATATTTTTTGAGGATATGTTAATGGCAATTGTATTTTACGGAATGCCAATACTTGCTGAAAATAACAAACCTAGATTGTTATATCATTTAAAAAGAAGAGGTTACAGAGGGTTTTCAATGAATAGACCTGACAAACTTTGGAATAAATTATCTGTAACAGAAAAAGAAATAGGTGGAATACCCAATACATCTGAAGACATTAAACAAGCTCACGCAGCTGCTATTGAAACATATATAAATAAATATGTTGGTTATAATGAAGATGGTAGTGCTGGCAATATATATTTTAATAGAACATTAAACGATTGGGCTGGGTTTGATATAAATAAACGAACAAAATATGATGCAACTATTAGTTCTGGGCTCGCTATTATGGCTTGCAATAGGCATTTATATCATCCGAAACCAAAATACGAACAACAAGCTGTGAATATACAAATAAAAAGATTTAATAATAAAGGATTGCATTCGCAAATAATAAAATAAATATGGCTGAATCATTATTAAAAAGTTCTTTTCCTAGCCAAATAGCTAGCGACGCAGAAAAAGCCAGTCAGGAATATGGCCTTGAAATCGCTAGAGCTATTGAGCATGAGTGGTTTAAGAGAGATAGCGGAGCAACACGTTTTTATTCTAATAGAGATGAATATCACAGACTGCGGTTGTATGCAAGAGGAGAACAATCAGTAAAAAAATATAAAGATGAATTATCTATTAATGGTGATTTATCTTATCTTAATTTAGATTGGAAACCTGTACCAATCATTCCAAAGTTTGTTGACATTGTAGTAAATGGTTTATCTGATAGAGAGTATGATATAAAAGTATTCTCGCAAGATTCAGCAAGTACAAAGAAAAGAACTGATTATGTGGAGTCTATATTGACTGACATGCAAACCAGGGAAATCTCAGATCAGATTCAGCAAAAGCTTGGTATAAATGTGTATAGCAACGATCCTAATAAGTTGCCAGAAACAGAAGAAGAGTTAGCATTGCACATGCAACTTGAGTACAAGCAGTCAATTGAAATTGCACAAGAGCAAGCAATTGAAACTGTACTTAATACAAATAAATACGATCTATTAAAAAGACGTGTTAATTATGATTTAACTGTATTAGGTGTTGGTGCTGTAAAGAATAGCTTTAATAAAGCTGAAGGTATTAAATTAGATTATGTAGATCCTGCTAATTTAGTTTATTCATATACTGATTCACCATATTTTGATGACATATATTATGTTGGTGAAGTTAAAAGCGTAACAATCAATGAGTTAAAGAAACAATTTCCTGAATTAACTGATGAGGATTTAAAAGGTTTAACTAAACAAGGTACACAAACTTCAGCTGCTCATAATAGATTTATAAATGAGGATAGTACATTAGATGCTAATACTATTCAAGTATTATACTTTGATTATAAAACATATAAGAACGAAGTTTATAAAGTAAAGAAAACTGCTAGTGGTGCAGATAAAGCATTAGAAAAAAATGATCAATTCAATCCACCTGCAGATAAACGAGCTAACTT